TATAATCAATCTTTACTTCACCATTTACATTACGAAAGCCATACTGCCGCCATGATTTATGAAGCATCGACATTGTATTCAATGTTTGATCAATAATACGATTGTGATTTTTCTCTTCTGAATTTTTAGCAAGAGTATTTAAAGCAATCTCAAGTGACTTAGCATTGTCAGTAAAATCATACCATTCTTCAAATACATCTTTCTTTACTTCAAAGTTTTCATCCTTTTTATACCAAATGTATGATTCATGATTTGCACTTCTTGCTCTGCTGGTAAATTGACGAATGATATCAGCACTCTTATCTTTATCAATGTAATGTATCTGTGAAATACTTTTGTTTAAAAGATTGATGCCTTCTGTTAACATAGATGTTGTAATAATCACATCGACATCTTTGGCAATGCGTTCATTCTTCAGCATCTGAATAATCTCTTCTTCATTCTTCTGATCACTATCGATCGACAATGGTCGGAATCCAAGGTCTTCAAGAGATTGTGCAAGTGCTACATTCTCACTCTTATTGTTTCGATAGATCAATACCTTTTCTTTCTGTTCAACATTTCGTGTGAAGTGATTAATCATCACCTCATTCATCGTAACTTTATCACTGTTCTCAATATGAACACAAGTAACTACATCTTTCTTTCGATTCTTTTGTGAGATTTTGATATGCTCATCAACAATTAAGAAGTTACTTAGATATCTTGGCTCATATGTACTTGAAAATAAATTGACTTTTTTAAATGAACGCTGCCGTATTGCGTTTGAGATATAGTACATGACATTGCCACGATAGTTTGCAGCAAGATATAAATTATGACATTCATCAAGATGAAGTTCATATTCATTCAGGTCTAGGTCTCTTTTGATCAATGATACAAGTTTATCATAGGTACAAACAATTTTAGTACCACGGTCTGGTTCAAAGTTCTGATTGTCAAGAAGATATTGAAAATTAGGATGCTTTTCTTGTTGCTGAAGAACCTGTGATGTATACGGAAAGGCAATGATTACTTTCTCAAGAAGTTTTGCCCGTTGAAACATCAATTCAGTTTTGCCAGTACCTGTTGGTGAATCAATCAGAGTACTATAGTTATCTTTACAGAACAAGAGGCTATGCGGAAGCTCACTTACAAAGGTTGTTATTTCATGTTTTTTCACGTTCACTCCATATGATAAGGTTCCAGGTCAAATAAAACACCTATCTGATTATATCATATCTAGTGTACATAGTCAAGTAGATCTTATAAACATTCTCAACTTAGATATTGATTCCCATTTTACCTAGTTCTTTCTCAGTCCAGACTACAAATTTCCAATTCTGCTTTGCACAGAATTCTTTTGCCTGTTTCCATTTTGATTGATTGATAATATATACAATCGCCTGTTGTTTATAATTTCTCACTCGCCTTGTTGGTGGTTGTGTCTCACGATATGGTTTGACCTCAACCATATATACTTCATTGTTTTTGTTCATGAAAACAAAATCTGGAAAATATGAATGCATTTTCTTGTCAATTGGATTCATATAAGGTACAATAAGTCCTTCACTGTTCCACCACTGCACGTTTGATGATTCATCAAAAAACGCCATGATACGTTTTTCCCAGGAACTCCGATAAATAACATTACGAGAATTGCCTTTATATTTCTCAATGTGTTTTGGTACAAACTTTCCCTGTCTATATTTTGTTCTACTCATAGGTACAATTGTCAGTTACTGTTTTAACATATCCATTTAGAAGGAGAGACTTTCAAAAAATATTTATGAGAATGGATATCGTGGAGAACAAAGTTGATCCTGCAATAGGAACACCTGACGATAAAACAAAGGCATCAATATACATGCCTGCACCTAAAGGATTGCTAATTGAGAACCACTTGATCAATTGGCGAGGTAATGATTTAGGTATCTCAGGTGAGCTTGTCATGAATAGTTCTGACCGTGTTCGTGAGGCTTTCAATTCTTCAGGGACAACGGGTTTAGTTTCTGGTATTATGTCAAGCATGGAGACTGCAGTTGGAGAAGCAAAGAAAGCAGCATCAACTTGGGTAGATAAGCAAGTCATGGAAGCATCTTCTTTTGGTATACCAATTATTAATCAAGCATTTGGTCAAACAGCAAGATCAAATCATACACTGATGTTTGAAGGTGTTGATAAGGTTCGTGATTTTATTCTTGAATGGAGTATCTTTCCAAATAATTATTCTGATGCATGGTCAATTGAAACAATTATAGCCGTTCTACAAAAAGCAGCATTACCTAAAATTGAAAATAAAACAATTCTTGATAAAGTTCAGACTCTTGCTACTAATACATTTTCAGAAAAAGATTCAAACCGTGATGTAAAAGAAAATAAACCAGTAATGCCATCAGGTTTGTATAGCGTAACATATAAACTACCATATAAAGTAAAGATTAAACTATTTGAAAGAAAAGATACTAGCGGTTCATATGGAAACTTAGCAACGTCAGACCTTACGGAAATCACACACCTAACTAGTTTTCCAAAAGAACTTGTGATGAGAAACATTTATCTTGAACATGATATTTCAGGTATTCATCCACCAATGGTTCAATTTGTTGATGATAGTTCAGGTGATACGGAATATTTTCATACAAAATATAATCTTCGTGTATCATTAACAGATATTACAGTTACAACAAGCGAAGATATAAACTATAGCTAATATGGCAGAACTAACAGAGTTAAGATTTCCTTCTGATTTAGGAACAGGACGTATTAAAAATTATATTCGTTTTCAGTTTTATGAGAAAACTAAAACAAGTCCGAGTGTTACTTATGATCCAACAAGTGTAAATCTTGCAAAATATAAACGAAATAAACCTGATATATTTTTACCGATAACTACTGACCTATTTCGTGATGTATTAGGTGTTGCTTATAATGAAACGTCACTTGGTGTTCTAGGTTCTCTATTATATAATGAAGCAAAGAGAATGAATGACCTAAGTCCTGAATCAATTGAACGTGTGTTTTCAAATGCAATGTCATCGGAAGCAATTAAAAATGGTATCAAATCATATGTGAACACTCAGATAACAACATCAAGTCTTGATGCTGTTAAGGCATATGCATATAAGAATGGCATGGCATATAATCAAAACTTAATGTTGATGTTTAATGGTACAGCATCACACTATCGATTCTTTCGTTTAAGTTGGACACTGAGACCAAATAATGTATCAGAAGCTGATACAATTCTTAAAATTGAAAAAACATTTTTGAAAAACATTTTACCAACAACAGCAAATGGTGGAATGAATAGTAAAGACCTAAAGTATGATAATCATTTTAAATATCCTTATGAAATTTGGATGACAGTTTATATCAACAATGAGCCATTTGAAAAGTTTAATATTCTACCATGTTTCGGTATTTTCTTTGATGCTTCCCATGAAGAACATCAAGAAGGTCTTGAGTTGTCTTTAATGAAAAAAGGTGATAGTCGAGTTTACTACACACAAACAATTTTAAACTTAGGTCTTCAAGAAAAAGAACAATTTACAAGAGAAAGTGTTACCTTTGCAAGAAAACCAAATCAAATAGTTGAGGATATATTCAAATGAATTTCTTTCGCAATTTTCCAAAAACTACTATGCGAGTTGAAAATGTAGATGTTAAATTAATTGATATTTCAATTCGTACAAAAATTATGGATTGGATTACAAAGAATGATGAATATCTCATTAAAGAAAATTATTCGCTTGATCGTGAACAACGACCAGAACAAGCTTCAATGGAATTATATGATACAACAGATTATACTTATATCTTATTAGTATTAAATAATGTTTATGATATTTACGAAGATTGGATATGTCCATCAGAACTTCTTGATCGTTTAATCATTAAAAAACATGGATCAATTCAAAACGCAATGAGAGAGATATACCAATGGTATGATCAGTATGGTACAGAGGTATCACCCAAGTCACCAAAAAAACATCGTAGTTTATCTTATTATGATAAACTAATGCAGGATAATGAAAAGAAAAGAGTTATTAAAACTCTTGACTTGGCATCAACAATTCGCATACACAATGATTTTGCGCAGGTACTAAGTAAAGCATGAGAACAATATTTTCAAAAACAAAAAAAGAAGATTTATTTCCAGAACAAATTGGTGATTACGAATTAATCTCATTAATGCTCGAATCACCAAGAGATGATAAGGGTGAAGGTATTAAATTTAAACAATATGGTCTTGATTTTGTTTATTCAAATTTTAGTATATATGAAGATTTATATTCAAATTGTTTAACAGGCTCTGTAACAATTGTTGATGGAAATCATTTACTTACAGATTTTCCCATCATTGGTGAAGAAACAATTGAGATTTGTTTTCGTTCAATGAATACTCCAATTTGTATATTATTAAGAATGAGAGTTACTGGAATTTCTCCAGTTTCTAAGTTTAATGAAAATTCATATATGTATACTTTGTACTTAACGTCAAATGTTGCAATTGAAAGTGAGAAACAGAAAATATCAAAAGCATTTAATGAGGGCACTATCTCTCAAATGGTTGAATATATTTGTATAAAGTATTTGAAAATGATTGATGATTCAAAATTAAATTATGAAAAGGAAGGTGATTTCTCATTAAAACATAAAGATAAGTATTCAAACTATTTTTCAATTGATACAGCATCAGGACATCAAGAAAAATATATCGCACCTTATTTTTCACCATTCCGGTTGATAAATAAATTGTGCCAAAGAGCAGTTTCAACTACAGGTTCATTATTCTTTTTCTTTCAAGATATCAATAAGTTTCGTTTTGTAAGTCTTGAAGACCTATTTAAAAAACGAGAAAGTGAACATGCATATAAAAAATTATTATACATTCCCGCAGACAATATTAATCGTGATAATCTAGGTGCTTGGAATATAGTTACGGATTATAAGGTCAAAGAAAAGTTTGATGTATTTAAAAACATGTCAAAAGGAATGTATTCTTCTCAGTATACATTTATTGATGTTGAAAAGCGTAATGTTAAGAAAAATGAATTTTATTATCAGCGTGATGCTGCCAAATTTCATCATGTAAACAATGATAAGTTTTTATTAACTACTAATCACAGTGATATAACACATAAGATTTCAGAAGAAGATCCAACTACAGTTGCTGGTGTTGTAATGTTCCGTACGGGTGATCCTGAATCACAAGATCGTACAATACATTTTTCAGAAACATTGCAAAGAAGATTGGCAATGCAAGCAAGTATTGAGGCAATTGTTCTACAAGTAGTGCTTCCTGGAGATTCATCTGGTCAAATTACAGTTGGTGATATTGTTGAATTTGTATTTCCTAAATTAGATAAAAAAGAAGGTGATGCATATTTGAGCGGTAAATATCTTGTGACACGAATTAATCATTCTGTTGATACTGCAAAAAAATATTCATTAATTGTTGAATTAGTAACTGACACAATTTCAAATGACTATCAATTAATACCGGAAGTACCATCAAGTTCATTAGGCATCAAAGCAGTATCAAAAGAAATATTACTTGAACATGATGATGATTTAGTAATGTCTTCTGTACTATCATTGGATGCAGTTGATAATTATCATGATGCAACTCGAAAACGTTTTCTTCAAAAAAAGACAGTAGGATATTAATATGATTGAAACAGATTCATTATCATTTGGTAAAAATATGGTTTGGTTTGTCGGTGTGGTTGAAGACCGCATGGACCCAAACTTTCTTGGTCGTGTTCGTGTGCGTTGTTTTGGCTTTCATACTGAAGACCGTGATGAAATACCAACAGAAGCATTGCCCTGGGCTACGGTGATGCAACCAATTACTTCAGCAGCACAAACAGATGTTGGTCAATCACCTACTGGACTTGTTGATGGTTCATGGGTAGTCGGTATGTTTCTTGATGGTGAAGAAGCACAACAACCACTAATTGTTGGTTCTCTTGGTGGATACGCAAGAAAACCAGAAAAACTTAATCCTTCAGATCATGAAGACTGGGCAGACTATGGCTTTAAAGATGTCCGTGAAGGTGTTCATCTACAAAGAAGAGGGTTTCCTCAACCACCCGTCAACGTACACCGCAATCGAGGAGATGCTCTTGGAGTAACAATTGAAGAAGATGAGTTTGTTTCAAGATATCCTAGAGTTGGTGAAGAAGATTCTTCCACCACACCTAAACTTGCTCGAGGTATCAATGATTTAACAATTCGATATGACCCAGAAGTTTCTGAAACATCAACGTTTGAACAAACAAAGGCCGCATACAAAGAGCCAATGCTATCAAAAATGTTGAATGTTAATCGTAACATACCAACAGCAGTACCAAGTTATAAATTTGACCAACCGCAATCTCCATATAAAGCGGTGTATCCATTTAACCATGTTACTCAAACAGAATCAGGGCATATTGTTGAGTATGATGATACACCAAATGGTGAAAGAATTCATGAATATCATCGCTCTGGTACATTTCGTGAGATTTATCCAGACGGAACACTGGTTAAACAAACTATGTCTGACCAATATGATTTTACAGAAGCACATAGTTACGAATATACAAAGGGCGCAAAGTATTCAACACACCGCCGAGGTGTTGCATTAATGGTCAATTCTGCTCGTTTAGCAGGTGAGAATTATGAAGTTAAAGTATGTGGTAGTAGTAACCATAATTTAATTGTTGAAGATGGTGATTATAATGTAAAAGTACAAACGGGTAAAATTGATATGATCGCATCTTCAATGCAACATCGTGGTATCAATGAAATCATACAAACATCTCCGCTAATTCATACAAACGTAGGTAATCATCTTCATCGAATTCAAAATGATTATACAGGTGATGCCAGAGGTGCGTATAATATTAATGGTGGTGCTGTTGAAATTACTTCTGCAATGAATACGAATATGGCTGCTGGTGATAACTGGACATGTAGTGCAGGTCATACAATTAGTATGACTGCAGAGAATTCATTTGCCATGCTACCTTTCTATGCACCTGAACCCGTAGCCATTTCACATGTTGCTCGACATGGTCATATTGAATTAAATGCACAAGATGGTGATACTCGTATTTCGTCAAGGTCTGCTGTTGGAGGTTTGCTCGGTGTTATGGGTGATAAAGGATCATTCACAGTAACTTCACCTTTACGAACATCAATTGCTTCAATCTTTCAAATGCAACCATCTCCTGAATGGGAAACTCATATGTCTCATCCCTCGAGTTTGGTTGGACAAACTCAAACAGGATACATTTACCTTGTATCAAGATTGGGTAATATTGTTCTTGAGACTCAAACATTTAATAGTATTAAAATTAAAGCAACTCCAGTGGGAACAGTTGAGACCTATGGTGGATATATACAAACAATCTCAACCTCTTCACATATTTTATCAAGTTCTAGGTTAAATACATATATTAAAGCCGGTATGGGTTTGTATACTAATTCGTTCATTGGTACACAAATTTATTCTGGCATGGAAGTTTTCGTTAAAGCAGCAACATCAATTGATCTACATGCTCAGTTTGCTGGATCATTCCATGTTGGTACACCAAGACAACCTGATGGTAGATTAGCTTTAGGTGATTATACTGCACATTCGCCCGCACTTCGAGGTGATGAGTTTATGAAAATGTTTTTAAATCATTTTCATTTGACACCACTTGGTCCAACTAGTACTGTATCAACTTCAGGAGATCCTTCTATCGTGATGGGCGTGATGAAATCATTTTGTCAAAAAACATTTGTATTTTAATTATGGCTTTAGATTTAGGAACATTAATACCAGGATTAATCTGGGCGTGTAAAACAATGGATCCACTTTTTCCTGGATTACAATGGGCATCAAATGTAAATGCAGCACTATGCACCTATGTAAATGGTGGTGGTAATATTCGTTTGTGGTTTCTACAACCATATGCATTCACATGGTGGATGCCACCATTTCCAGGTTTATTAGTTGCACAAAAATCATATTCATTTTCACCATTTGAATTTGGTGTAAAAGTTGGTATTGCAATTGAAACTTCAATAAGAACAATTTATACAGCAGGTCAATTGCGGCTTGATTATATACCAGGACAATTACCAGCAAAACTTGGACCAATCTTTTCAAAAATAAATCCTTTACCCGAGATTGCTGCAATTGAAATGGCTCAAGCAATACACACATCAATGAGAACAGTATTAATTACTGTATTAGACAACACATGGCCAACGCCAAAACCAATAACAGGACCTTTCATTTGAGAGATATTTGATATGTCAAATTATTATTATAGTCCAGAATCCTCAGGAGTTAAAACATATTGGGAAGAAGATTGGGCGGCACGGAAGTGTAAGATTTATTTTAAAAATGCATTATTATTTCAATTTAATTTACCTACAAATGCATCATCAATTCCGCCAGGTTATGGATGTATTCCAAATGCTTCAGGTTTATATAAAGATGCTGTTGCTCATCGTGGAAATCTTCAGTGGGATGCAGGTACAAAGAAAAGATATCAAATTCGAGTAAGGAGTTGCCATGATCAAACTTACCTCAGCGGCAGTTGGTCTGGGTCCGGTTCATTTCTTCCATCCGGCTGGCCTCTTCCCGCAGGTGGTTCAGGCTCCGGAGGTGGAGGCGGCGGCGGAGGTGGTGTTGGTGGCGGCACAGGTGGCGGATCAACAGTAGGATCTGGTGGTGGTGACGCAAACATCGCTTGTATGGCTCTGCGCAAATCACTTGGAATGACATTTAAAAAGGTGCCGATTGCTCTTCAGCAAATGAGAGCCACGATCATTAATAATTGTAATGATATGATACAGGACATGAAACGTTATGCATTTGAAGAGATTGCAGAAATTGTTCAAGTTTGTACAGCACTTGGTATTAAAAGAGCATACCTAAGAGGTCTTACTTATAATGTTAATTCAGAAGAAGATATTGACAAATACATTCATCGTTTCAATTTAAATGGTGCATTACCATTTCAAGATCAATCAGTACCATCACCAAATGGTGGACGTTTTGCTGATAAAGCTTTCTTTTTTGGTACAAGAAACACTATCATATTGCAAGCAATTCGTATTGATGGCGAGCCGTTTTTAGTTGTAGATGGTGAAGATATCAAAACAGTTGAAGATCAAAAACTACCTTTAACTGCATTCATACCAAAATATCGTCCTGAAGGTGACAGTGTAAATCCTTTCATGCCTTGGTTACCATACATGACTTGTGATTTGTTGTATAATATTCCAAATCCTGATGAATGTATTACAACAATTGATATTTCAAGTCAAGCGACAAATCCACCAGACTTAAACATGTTGGTGCCAATTGGAGATAATCCTGCTCCTTACACAGGACCGAATAAAGGATTTCCATATTCAAAAGAAGTAAACCCAGAGCCTAAGCCATTAAGATTGGTTATGGATGGTAGTCCAGTTGAAGGTGAGAAAGTTATTCTTGCTAATCGTTTTGAACTTTCTGGTATTGTAAAAGTTTCTGCTGGTGAAGAGGTAGTAGTTAATATTCAAAACAAAGAAGGTGGTGATACTGGATCTACAATTGAAGTTCTTGATAGTCCTTGGGACCTTGAAGATGGTGATACGATTATTCTTGATCCTACAACAGTTGACGCAAATACTGCTAATAACAATTGGGATTTTATATTTGAAAATCCTGATGGTGAACCCTCTGACGGTGGTGACGGAATACCTGAACCTCCTACAGGAAGAGATCCTGAAGATGGACCTGATATACCACCTGAAGGACCGAGAAAAGATCCTGAAGATGATGGTGAACCAACACCTCCTGGTGGACCAGGTGATGTTGATGATGATATCCCTAAAACTGATTATGATGATGAATGGGATGGTGAAGGCGGTGGCGGTGGCGGACAGGACAAACTTGAATTTCCAATTAAAAATGAAAACGGTCAAGCTACCAGTGATAGAGAATTACCGAAGGCTGAAGAGGATCCTACTGATGATGATGATCCTGGTGCTGTTGTAGGCCGCCGTAGTCTTCCTGCTTCTTATGCTGGTAAAGCGATTCTACAACGTGACCCTATTACAGGATTCGAAAGTAAGTATTTAACAGAATTAAATCCTGGTGATATTGTTGAATTACAATTTGAAGAAATGATTATACCCGGAATATTCTATTCAATTGGACATGGCTTTATCCACTATAAAGGAACATATTTCCAAAAATCGTACAAGAAAAACATGCATATTGTTTTTGGAAACGTACAATATGAAGTAACTGGACAAAGTGGAGGTGGCACATTAACATATAAAGGATATACTTTTGAATATGATAACGTATATTCAGTTAACAGACTTAAAGAGCAGTTTAGACCTGAAACTTACGGTTCGGCAAAAGCAGAAACATTTGCTCAATTATCAACTAAAGCAAGTTTATATCCAATGATGAACAATGTTAAACTTGGATACATTGTGTTTGAACCAGGTGGTTCTGTTGACATATCAAAAAATAGATCAGATGGATCTGATCCAGCACTTGATTACTTTGAAAAGGGAGACCTAATTAGTCTTGGTGGTATTGAATATCGTTTTCAAAACATTTATAATGGTCAATTAAGAGGTGTATATCGTGTTGATGGTTCTGATATTGGAGGAGGTGTTGAAAATTCAACTCTTGTAAGAGCAGCAAAAGTTACAAGAGCCATGGCTCAAAATGAGTATTCGCAGGCAATGATTCTTCCATATAGATCATACTACGAAGTAAATCAAATTCACTCTGATACATCAATGACATTTATACCTAACTTCAGTATGGGAACTAACTATGAAGGTAAATTGTATCGTGTAGGATTTAATATTCGTTCAACATCAAGTTCACCAGATTTACGAAATTCTGGATTTTCTGAAAGAGGATATGCACAATTCTTGCCCGATGGTTCAGCAACAGATAATAGCCGAAACTTCTATTTACCAGAGGCTTCAACGAATGCTGCAATTATATACAAAAATAATGAGATTAATTCAGATGGTGGTTTTGGAGGTGCAAGTGTACAAGGAGTGGTATCTGTAGATAGTGCGTTACGAGGTAAATTTTTCAATCATGTATTTCATGGACCAAATCATTTAAAACATACTAAAGGTGCTGTAGTTTTCCCAGGTGATTATGATTTGAGAATTGATGAAGAAGAAAAGGGTGAATTGTATTTCTCAAATGGCGATGACCGGTATATCATTCTTGAAACGATGAAAGACAATCATCCAATTTCACATGGTTTTTCTGCGGGTGATCGTTTAACAATTCAAAGAGTAAAATATAACCCAGATTTCTTCACAGATGAACCATATGGTAAATTAATTCGTTATACTGATCCAAAGTTTGTTAGTGCCCCTATGCAGCAAGCAGACTATAAAGATTGTGGTATGCTTATTGAAGTTGCGGACATTGTAAATCCACATCGGTTCAAGGTGCTGAAGAAAGGTCCTTCTTGTGGATCAAATGCAGCCAAGTTCTTCCATGATTATGATAAAGATGCCGACTATTACTTAACAGCAACAAATGGCGGAATACTTGAATTCTGGGCAAAATATTTCAATGCAGTATTCATGGATGGAACAGTTACTGCTGATAGTGAAAATGAATATTTAACTTATAATCCAACGAGAACATTTAATTTATGCTCAAAAGGTACAAATAGTAATAAACTAAAATACAATTATAAAATGGATGCATTCACTGCTTCATATAAACTTGGTATGACTGCAGTTAATTTAACGATGTCAGGAAATAAAGTATTTTTAAATCCTTCGACATCAACAGCAGATGGTACATATATTTTTAGTATTAAAGATTCTGTTACTGCTCCACCTAGATTGCTCGATGTGTTTCCATTGAGAGTAGTTGAATTTGAAGTTGTAGATACCAATCCTGTAAATCAAGAAGTTTACTACCTAGGATAATCTATGCTCGGAACAAAAGGTATTATCAGTGGTCTACCAACAATGCCTAAAGGATTTTTTAAAGGAGGTTTAAGCATTGGCGGTGTAAAAGTCGTAGCAGCAGAACCAAAGCCAGCACCAGCTGGACCTTGTGGTGCATATGATGAAACAAAAGGTATGACTGATTGGCCGACTGCAAGTAATTCAGATATAATTGGTATCACAAATAATGGAATTGCTTGGGCTGGTAAGGATGGTAGAAATGTATCATACGTTGATGTTGAATTAAAACAAATTTTTGAAACGGTGAAGGGTAATTCAGATTTATTGTGGAAAGGTATATTAAAAGAATTTAGTGCAGCTAAAGGTTTTAAGTATTATTTGGTCACTGGTTGGACAAAAGCAAAAGGTTGTAGAATGTATTATACAAATCACCTTGCAGAAATGAAAAGTCTTGATAAGCATCTTAATTTGAAGAAACATGACCCGCCAAAACCAAAACCTGTTACATTTGATTTGTCAAATTCAAGTAACTGGAGGAATTTATTTAAAGCACCTCACCTAGCAGAACTTGACTTTGCATTAAAAGAAAAAACAAAATTTACTGTACGTGGTTTGGAAATATTGTTAAATTTCAAAACTTATGTTGACTCTGGGAAATATACCACAAGACCATTACATACAAATAGAGGGAAGGCTTGGTTTGGACCTTACTCTGGTGTATTTTCTCGATATCAAAATGGAACTGACTCTTGGACTGCATTATGGTGGTGCTTTGTAGGTGGCAATACAGATAAATCATGGAAAAGAACAATGAGCAGATCAGGAGCAACAGATGCTAAAGAGATGTTTGACTACCAATGGAATTGGTTTCAATCAAAACGAGGTACAAGATGGTCGGAACAAGGACTTTCAACATATGACTGTATGAGTGATCCTTGGTACTGGCCAGATGGTAGTGAAAATGATTTTGGAAGAAGAGGGAGAGGTGATCCAGGTATTCATCCAAAAAGAGATCAATATTTTAAAGTAATTTTACAACTTTGGGAATATGATTATCCAGATCCGAAAGGTGGTAGAAAACCCGGATTAGGCTGGCAGTGGTTAAAAAAAGGTACGGGTGATAAACACCTTGAAAAGTTAAGAAGAGTGTTAAAAATTGAAGGTGAGCTATATGATTCTGGTTGTAAATTAGTTTTTCAAGGTGTTCCAAATCGTAGTACGGCAGGAACATTTACAGCCGTATCATATGGTTTTTGCACATCAATTTCTGGTGGTGGTGCAGGTTCGGTGAAAGGATTAGCAAGTGCAGCAAAACCAGCGGCTGTAACAAAGCCATCATCAATTAGTGGAAGTTCTGCATCAGGTGGCACAAATAAAACAATGTCGAGAAGTTTTTAAGGAAATAGTATGCCAACAAATTTATTTACAAGTGGAAGTTTTTTTAAAAAAATCAAAGGTGTTTATGACAAAGTTGTAGGTACTGCAACTGTTGTTTGCCCTGAAGTTATCATCAACAAGAATTGGAATCCAGATTCACAATATGTTGGTGATGCAATGAAAGTACCTTCGAAAAATTTTTATGACTATTTAAGTCCATGGCTTGCACCTGATCCAGCATTAAAAAGTGGAAACTATACAGACAAGAAAACACTTAAAAAACATAAAGGTGTTGGACTTGGTCAGGATCCATATAATAATGATCTGACTCGAGCATTAGACCGAGAAGAGTTTAGTAATCCAGGTCCTCTCGCTATGGCAATGGATTATCAAGAATGTGGTGAAGTTATTATGAATGTAGGATATTATAATGATCACATGGCTTGTAAGAAGAATGCCTCAAGTGGTAGCCGCATTTATCGTACAGTTGATTTCTCGCAACATGATATGGATTGGGAAGGTGACTGGGGAGATGTTAAAAATGGATTTCAAACTGGTGTTGCACTTCAAATATTTGAAAGACACCACAATCAAAGAGTTCCTGGTGGAGTTACTGGTGGTGTAAATGAACCTACAGGTTCATACACACAAGTTTGGATAGGTTCAAAGTCAGACCAATCCCCGACAAATGCAAGTCCAGCCGCTAAACATATGACAAGTCCTACAGCATCTCCTTATACTAAAAGGCAATCTTCACACAAAAAATTTTACAACCAACATTTTTCTACTGGTTATCATCATCAAGGTAATGGCGGCACATCAGTTGATGTACACATGGCATTTATACCAAGAAGACCTTATGATGAAACTCTTCGTATTAATGCGATTAATGGTACTCGAGCCGGTAAATATGATTTTGTAGATATAAAATGTAAAAATCCCAGTCTAAAAATTTGTCTACTTGGAGAATGTATTACTGTTACGGTACCTGTCTGTTGGGCGCTTGATCCAATTCTTGATATTATCAATGAAGTATTTCGAACTCTTTTTGGTAAAGATGATATCTATAGTTCAGAATCAAGAATAAAGGTAACAATTGTTGGTAAACAATTTTGTTCAATTGATGGTGATGAATTTATGCACCATCCTATAATGAGAAATTGGCATCCAAACGATACAACATCAATTGCAAATATTGATAAAAAGGAATTTAATTTTACTCAGTTTTATTATCCAAATATTACTAAAAATCCATTATTTGCTTACGCTAAAGATTTCAATTGGAAAGAACCATACTTTAAGAATGAAGTTGTTGAAAATGGAACTTATAATGATCGCATACAGATAGAACATCCTCTTCTGAAAAAGTATAAATATTTTACACCATCTTTATTTTCATTATTATATGAAACAAATATTGGAGTGTTTTATGATCAATTAGCTAAACAAATGCAACCGAAAGGTATTGCATTAAGCTATCACACTAAACTTAATGGTGGGTTTAATGAAGATTCACCTAATACTCCAAAAGAAAAACAAAAAGAATGTCTGGCTGATATTTTATTTCCAACAAATCTTAGTAAATGGAATGATAAGATTGAAAATGGTTGGGGAAATCATTCAGCTAAAAATACAACTCATTTAAAACAATATCTTGATTGTTCTTCAATACCAGCTTCTCCGGGTTCTGCACTTCCTGGTGACTATTCAAGTGCATTAGGACGATATGGAATATCTGGTAGTAGTTTTGGTGAAATTGACAATATCATAGGTTCGTTTTCACTTATGAAAGGACTGGTAAATTCTAATGGTGCAGATGTTGATAAGTGGACTCAATCGGCAAATACACACTATAAAGCATTGTCTACTGGAAGTCCAAAAAATTTGGCAGTAAAACTCGCACAATATATTTGCTGGTATCTTGAACCAAATGGTGTCGCTGACCGAACAAGAACTTCGGTTCGTGCGCTGTATGAATATGAAAAACATATTGATGACCAAATCGATGATTACAGAAAAGCAGCCGGCTGTGGTGCAAATTATAAAAAATATCATATTGTAGGAACAGATAAGTATGCAAGAGAATGCGACACCGAAGAATACAACTACCTCACAAACGGATGAGAATGATGATGTCAAAAAACTGCAAAGACAGTTGGCTGATTTTGAACGTGTTAAGAATAGTTTAGAAAAAGTTTTAACACACGTTGAAAAATTTGAAAATATGCTTTTAAATAAAGGACATTCTAAATGAGTGTAGCTAAACATTTGACACAATTTGGTGATGCACTCTCAGATAAAGATTCAACTAAAATTAATTCTGAGTGGGAAACACTCCAATTAGGAAATAATTTTGTTGGTATTAGTCTCGAAGATTCAAAATATCTTCTTGATAATGTACAACGTATTGAAAATAATGTAGTGTTTGTTTTTGACTTTGCAATCACTGCAATATCTTTATATCGTGATTTTTTATTCTTCCTTCCAAATTTTATGAATGCTGTTGTCAACTATTTGGCAGGCATTTTATACAATGCTCTTGATTCGTTTTTACGTTTGGGTATGTATGCATTGGTTGTACCACCAAATCTTGCTGACACAAGCTTTCAAGGCCTTCCAACCACAAGTTTAAAAGAACAGGCAGATAACGCATATAAAAAATTCTATGATGTTTCAGATCCTAACCTTCCATACAATCTTCCATTTGAGAAAAATCTTGCAGAGCAAATTATTGATAATGGTGATAAACTCAAAAACAAATTAAAATTTTATTTTGAAAATAAAGATTCACCTTTTTATATGGAAGGTGCTGATAAGAAACTCGCTCATTTTGATCGTAACTTTACAGACTTTGAAAAGGCGGCTAGAAACCTAGAAATACCAGTGGGCTTTTATGATGCAATCTATCTTTATTTTGCTATCAGTTATAATTCTGGTGGAGGTTCAACAGTTGATAATTGGATTGAGGCAGTTGCAAAAATTGGAGACTTGTTCAAATTTCCAACTGTTGAGGGTTTATTAAAAGAATATGATTCATTATTCAGACCAAAAAGAAAGCGTATTAAAGTTCTATGCGTTGATAAAATTAAGGAACTTAAAGGAGTTTCTGTAACAAAAAATGCGGCTCACAATTTAAAGCGCATTGATATGGATACTCAACGAAGAAATTATAGTGATCCTGATCTAAAACCTTACCGAATGATCGAAGCGGATCCACTTAAAGCAATGACAAATGATCGAAAGGACCGACTCATAGCTGCCTTTGAAAAGCAATTGGAGCGAGATAAGGAGTATAAAGAGAAATTGGGAGACCAAGGTCTTGATGCGATGGTTGAGTATCGTTTAAAACATAATCGTGAATATAGGACATTACAAGAAGATATTGCTGAAATTGAAGATGAAATAAAATATTATGATTATAAAGAATACGTTAAGGTGTCACTTAATGGCACAGCCAAACATGATTTTGACACCTTCTATACAAAACTTAAATCAGATGAAAAACATTTTAATCAATTAAACAATGTAAGTGAGTATCCAAATGCTGCAGCATTTCAATCAGAACGAGAAGTTTTCTATACTGCATATGCAGTCTATCAAAGTTCACATACTGCAACAGCACTTGTAAAAGCAAATGCACTTCAAAATTTAACTAAGTCACAAGAAAGATTATTTAAAATTGGTGAAAATGTTGTCAATGAAACTATTGTGACATTAACACCACCTGATATGTCACAGGTTGATCGTTCTAACAGATTAAATGAAAAGCTTTATGAAGAAGATAAAATCAAAACTGAAATCACACACAACACAAAAGAATATCTCGAGTCGGATTTAACAGATAGAATTGATCGTATTATTAAAAGTAAAAAAGACCAGATAAAATATATTGAGGAATCTCATTGGGCGACTGATTCTGATGGACTGCCTTTCATTCACGAACATGAAATGAGATTTAAAGGTGCGCAAATAACATTTTTAAGTAATTTCTATGCAAATTCTGGCCGCTCATCGTTGTATGAAAGTTATATGGATAAGTTCTATAACTTCAATACAATTGCTGATACTGATTATATGTATGAATTTATTATCGAAGTTGATTCAAGTCGAGAAGGATTTTCAACAAAGATTGATAAGTTTCATCCAGGACAATATGTTATGATAGGAAAAGAGAATGGTGCTGGTTACTATGATTATGTAGGTTCAGGTATTATTGTTGCCGAAGTGGCAGAACATTTCACAGATGCCGGTGTTGGTACATGGGTTTCTGCTAATTTTTCAGATATTGTTGGTCTCACTGCAGATATTAAAAGACTTCAAAATGAAATTCTTGGATTTAAAAATCTATTTAAACCAAATACATCTGCATTTGATGCGATTATTGATTTTCTAAAAAATGTTAAGCAAAGAATTTTAGATCTTATTCGTATACTTAAAGAGTTAATTAATATCATACAATTACTTTTGAGTATTCAACTTGCGGGTAAAGTGCAGGGCAAATATGTCCGTGAACGTGATTATGATCAAATGGCTGCTGTTCTATGTGATACATCAAAATTACCAAATCAGACTACAAAAAGAAATTGGAAGCCAAGTCAAAACGCAACTGTTCGCCATTTCTTAGGAAGAATTCGTGCTGTAGATCCTCAAAGAGCGGCTGATATTGCGGACAGAATTGATACTTTATATACAAAGACTGCACCAGAAGATGATGAATATCGCAAAGATACTATTGATGCTAATCGATTTGTTTCAGATGCATATCCTGCTTCTGCAGAAATGCATAAAAGGGCAGGCCAATTAAAAGAAAGTATATTGCTTGAATTACAAAAAAAGGTTGACAATGTTCAAAATATGTTTGACCTGGGTAAGTCTACGGGTGCAAGATTAACATCATCAAGTAAAAATGAAAATAAAGTTGAATCAAAAGAAGATGGAGAAAAAAGAGATAAAGATTATCAACTTGAGACATGGGAAAGAAGAATTTGGAACGAACTACATGCCAAAGAGGCTGCACTAACAAATGAATTTGGATTCTCTCTTATCTTGTTAAGTTATTTACCACAAGGCTTACCTTTTTATCCAGTTCGTTGGATGGCAGAAAGACTTGGACTTGTTGAACAAGATCTAGGCATTGTTGGTAATACTTTAAAAGCAAATATACATGGTCGTCCAAATCCATTTATTCTTGATGGTCTTGATGAGGGTACAATACAAAATTTAATGCCAAAAAAATCACCAAGTGATCTAATTGGTATTATGACACAAAATAGTATAGCAAGAAATCCAGCTGTTGGGTATACACCGAAGCCTATAGCATTTAAAGTGAAATTCAATCCTCTTGTTTCAACTGCAGAATTTAATTTCACTTTGAAACCTATTCTTGATGGAACAATTCAAGGTGAAATTGGATATTCAAACACGGATAATACGTTTAAGGTTGATAAAAGTTTACGCACACGATATTTAGCTGGTGCATATCTTACCAAAACAAATGGCGATCCGATTACATTAACTACCGATAAAGCTTTAAATACAAACTATAAATATCTATATGAGATAATATTAGGTACTGGTATTAGTAGTGCAGGAGGATGTGGTGAGAATAAAGATTTAGATAAACTGCAAGTTCATCTCGGAGGGTTTCCATTTGCTTCTGCAACGTCAACTGGCGATGCATTCTTGCATACACATCGAAAAGGCTATGAAAGAAACAGTGATGGAAATACGATGTTTCGTTTTGGAAGACTGGCACAAAAAATCTTCTCAGCAGAAATCTATGTAAAACAAGATACTACCGCATTCTTGCCTTACATTTTAATTGGTCATGATGATGATAAAAAGCTCAATGAATTTATTTTTGAATTAATCGACTCAACAATTAAATTTTATCGAATAGCATAGCATAAATAATAAATGTCCAAGTACATAGATTTAGATTTAAAATTTCTACCACATCCAAATACAATGCGTGTAAATCATGTTGTGGGGAAAGCCGCTATCTTTCGTTCTATAAATCATATACTTTTTACACGTCCTGGGGAAAGAGTTTATAATCCAGATTTTGGTATTGGAATTCAAAATCGGCTATTTGAACCAAATGATTTTATTGGTCTTGATTCATTAAAGACAGACATTAAAGACCAAATAAAAAATTATGAAGAACGTATTACAGTTAAAAACATTGAACTTCAAAATGATTTATATAATCTTGAAATAAAGCTTACATTTTACTTAAACACGGAACCATCAAATGAAATAACATTTGAGAGGACTGTCAAACAGATTCGCTAATCAATGTCTAAAATACCTAAAGAACATATAAGTGAATTAGATTTTAATGAGATACGAAAAAACTTTCTTAGTTATGTACAAAATAATTCTGAATTTGCGAATTATGATTTTGAAGCCTCAGGTTTAAATTTTGTTATTGACCTTCTCGCCTATAATACACAATACAATGCCTTTTACTTGAATCAAATCTCAAGTGAAATGTACTTAGATACAGCACAGAAGAGAAAGAATGTTGTATCAATTGCAAAGCAAATGGGCTACACTCCTCGCTCAAAGAAATGCGCCACAGCAAAAGTATTACTTCGTTTAACAGGCGTTGAAAATTTCCGCGGTCCTCTCCCAGTTGAAAGATATACTGAATTTATTGGTAAGAATATTAATGAAGATACATTTCCTTTTGTTCTAAGAAATCGTGTTAATGTTTCAAAGCTAAGAAATTTTGAGGAACCTCTAACACTTATTCAAGGATCATATCAAAGAGAAGAAATAGTAGTTAATAATCTCATGCTTGAAAAAAGATATGAAATACCAAGTAGAGATATTGATCTTGATACTCTTGAAGTTTATATAAAACCATTCCGTGAATCACAAGAAAGAGAAAGATTTTTTCGAGCCGATGATATAACACTCGCAAATAAAGATTCAAAAATTTATTTTATTGAACAAAATTATGAAGGTAAGTATGAATTAATATTTGGTGATGGTAGATTAGGTAGAGCAGTTAAAAATAATAACTGTATTGAATTGCATTATCTAGTCACTCGAGGAACGGAGGGTAATGCTTGTGTTCAATTTCGTTTAAAAAAGAAAGATGAAATATCTGTCAATCATGTGATACGAACAATTGATCCTTCAGGCTCTGGACAAAATGAGGAAGATATTGAAACAATTCGGTTAAGTGCCAGAAAATCTTTCATGAGCCAAAACAGGTTAGTTACTGTGAAGGATTATGAAATTGCATTATTAAGATACTTTAATTATATTGATACTATTTCTGTTTGGGGTGGTGAAGACAATGATCCTCCTTCATATGGCACAATTTTCTGTGCAGTAAAACCAAAAAATCAAATTGCACTTTCAGGCATTCAACGGTCAGAAGTTTATAACAAACTTAAAGATTTAAGCATTGTAACGATTACACCCAAAATAATTGATCCGATTTATACGTTTTTAAAATTAAATTGTAATATAATTTATAATGCAGAAGAAATTACTTCCACTGAAGGTGTAATTATAAATGAAACAAAAATACTCTTACGAGATCATTTAAAAGAAAACTTATTAAAATTTGAAAAACAATTTCATATTTCAGATGTTACTCGTTTAGTTGATAAACAAGATGAAAATTATATTGCAACTCATGTTACAATAGCTTTGTATCAAAGAATTAATCTTGATATTGGTATTCCAAGTTTTTATAAAATAAATTTCAATAACAAAATTAAAAAAGGTTCTCTCAGAGTTTCTTCTTTTGATTATGTTGATGAACATAATAATTATATAAAAAACTGTTACTTAAAAGAAAGTAATGATTTTGATGGAAATGTTTCTGTGGTTAATGATATTTCAATTTCAGGCAAAACAGAAACTACTATGGTAGCTAAGAATATCGCTAAAATTGATTATGAAAATGGTTTATTTAAACTTGAAACATTTCTGCCATATATGGCAGAAGGTAAAACAGAATTAATTGTTACTGTTGATCCAGACACATTTATTATTTCTCCATCAAAAGAACAAATATTGGCTGTTCTTGAAGAAGATATTGAAATTACACCAGAACCGTTTGTTAGCCGTGTCAAAAACGAACAGACACTTACAAAAAATGGGATGTTTAAATCCTTATGAGTTCACCCAGAGATTTAATTGAAAGTCAATTTCCGAATTACTTTCTTGAACAATATCCACAATTTGTAAAATTCATTGAAGAATACTATGATTTTCTTGAATCATCAATAGTGATCTTTAATGATCCAAAAGATTGTAAAGTCGGTGATATAATTTATGGTACGTTATCAAAAGCTAAAGCAATTATTAAAATTGCGGCAGACGGCAAATTTTATTTTGATTATAGTACAGATACCAATACATTCTATAAGAATGAAGTTGTTTTAAATGGAACAACAGGACAGATCTATATTATTAAGAATGTCTATCAAAATATTTTTAACTTCGCTAAAAATATGGAGAATGATACGGCATATGATACTGTCCGCAATCTCTACAAAAAATATTTCAAAAGAAATATTTCTCTTGACCATAGTATCTTTCGCCGATTAGATCCAAATACCCTCACAAAAAGAATTCTTGATTACTATCAAAAAAGAGGTACTGAAGATTCCATGTATTGGTTCTTTAGAATTTTCTTTGATGATGAGATTGAATTATATTATCCTAAAGTTGACATACTCCGTCTTTCAGATACCAATCATATTCAAAGACGTTGGATGCAAATTGATGTTCATGCAACTGTTGAACGTTTTTACAATACACGAATTGTTGGAGTAAAAAGTAAAGCAACTGCAACTGTAAGAGCAACTGAAGTCAAGGAAAGATTTAATACTGTACGAGCATATCTTGACCTGATTTTTATCAACGGTACATTTGAAGCAAATGAAGAAATTATAGGATATGATATTATTACAGGCCAAGAAAAGGCAAAAAATACTGTAAGAAAAACAGTTGGTAGATTAAAAGTTCTTGATGGTGGTATTGGACACCATATGAAAGATGAATTTGGATATGCTGATGGTGTCGGTGAAGTTGTCGGTCAAGAAGAATATTCAGTTACACAAATTAAAGTTCTTAATCCAGGATATTTACATTCACCTGGTGATGTAATTGAATTTGATAATGAATATCGTGGTGCAACCGCATTTGCAAATGCAGAGGTTCAAACTGTACAAACAGATTATCAGTTTTCAGATTATGCATTTCATTTAAACACTGTAATGAAATATCAGCAAGTCAGTTCTTTCTTACATATGAACTTGACTGATTTTATTGCAAATAATTCTCCACTAGTTTTTCAAAACGCAAATACAGCATCGCAATTGCCCGGTGATTGGAAAGAACTTGGACCAATTGATAAACTTCAAATCAACAAATCAGGTCTAGAATATAAGTTTGCACCTGCTGCAAAAGTTATCAATACAAACAAAGTTGCACATATCACCAAGTATTTTGATTTAACATTTGATTTGCAACATCCAAATACATACTTGATGGACGCAAATACATTTGTTTTGATTGATGGTGAGCCTGCTTATTTTCAGGGTGTAAAATCAATCAGCAATAATATCTTCTTGTCAAATACAAATTTGCTGACAGAAGATTTCCATGTTCATCGTTTTATTGCACCTCGCTGGCTTGAAGCAAACAATCAAATTGCTACTGCAAACATTCAATTCTATACATCAAGTAATACACTTCATCTTTCTGATATTCTATTTGATACTCACAATAAAAATGAATTGATGACTTTGCCAGTCAAGGCACTTCATTCATGGGAAGGCCTTGCCAATGTATCACAGATTGAACCCGAACTTGGTTATGGTGTAGCAAGAGTACAAGCAACTCAAGCAGGTTTACTAGCAAAAGCAAAAGATAAAGTAAAGTTTCTTGACAAACCAGAATTGAGAGAATATGATCATCCTAATATCATACACGGTTTATCAGCAGAACTTGGACTTGAAGAAACTATACTTTTTGATCCTATTCCATTCTTCTTAGAAAATAATAGTAATCTTTCTTCTGAAAAACATATTCAAGATAATTACTATTATCAAACATATTCATACGAAATTATCACAAGTTTGAAGCCAGAAGAAATTGATATGAATTTGTTTGATGATTTACATCCTGCTGGTTTTATTGCGTTTGTAAGAAATCGTATTGATTGGGAAATGCAACAGCATTTAAAAGTTACTGCATTTCCTAAAATTGAAATTTATACTGAAACTGCAAAATGTATGGTTGATACGCATGAAGAAATTCAACGTATACAAATCACACATAAAAAGATGGAATCACAATCTACTGAAGAACGAGATTTCTATACATTTGTAGAAGTTGATGCCAAGGTTGATGGTACAATTAAAGAAACAGAAGTATATCCAAGATTTGAAGAAGTTGCTTTTGTTGATGTATTTGAAGCATTCCGTTTATATGTTGAAGATGTATTGATTCGTCCAGAAAGCAGTACATTCACTGAATTCCGTAAATGTGAAGGTTCGTCATTATCTTTTGACCACGGATCTACAGAGCATGATCCACTAGATTTTGAAATAACATTTGACTCAATTGAAACTGAACCACCTTGGGGTCGGTTTTCTCATACAGGCGGATGCAAGCTTACAGGTTATGGCACATCAAAGGAATTTCAAACATTAATTACAGAACAATTTCACTATGATGGTCATGTAGCCATTGAATCATTTATTAAATTAGTCAATGTCGAAGATAAAGCTAATTGGAAGACAGATTTAATTGAAGCATTCGGTGGTAAAATTGGAGACCGAAGAGACCAGCCAATTAATAATCATGTTGCTACTGTTGAAGAAATTATTGAACGCACCGTTGGAAACAATCCAGGTAAAAGAATTTTAATTCGTGATTCAATGGGAGAAGCATCACGAACATATTTTGATACAGAACATTCAAAAAATAGTCACACTGATAAATTCTATGATGGCTTTCCGATCAACTTTACAGAGAATCCATTCTGGACTTGGGACCTAGATAAAGATGCATTTAATGCGGTATCATTGGGTGTAGATCCGCTTGAACCAGATTTTTCAGATGATGGTGGTGGACCGAAACGATGTACTGCCGATTGGCATGATCATAATGCAAGAAACTTTTCAAATGAGCCAGCCAAATCTTATACACCAACAATTTCTGGTAACACAATTGAATATCGTGGCTCTTACTTACCAACCACTGAGGTGTTAACAAAAAATCGTGGCTTTGTTCAAATTCAGAATATACAATTAAGTGATATTGTTGGAACAATTGACGATAAAGGCAGAACCGTTTGGTTGAATCCAACTGAAGTTATTCGTCAAGATTATACTGGATACATGTATCGTATTACGGATTATAATCGTATATCATTTCATGTAACACCGAGACAAAACTTAGTTTTATTTGATAGCCGTGAGTTACCAGATATTAAAGCTGAACTTTGGAAAGCAGAACGAATTCAATTACCAAGAATGGTAAATCATAGTTTTGGTATTGTTGACCATACATCAGTATCAATGACTGGTAATTCAGTTACAGATTATATTCCAGTTACCAATTGTCATAAATTTTTAGTTGAATATTCAGGACCTGTTTATTGTTTACTGTTTGCAGATTATAAAGAAGGTGTTCCTGCAACCGATAAGATGAGAATTGGTGAAGCAGATATGGATTCCTTACATATTGCTTTAGAAATTCGTGATGAAAGATTAATGCCAAAGGTTGATATTCCCACAGAACAACCGACAATATGGAATTATGATCATCTAGATAGTGCTATTCGAATTGATATGAGCAACTTCCAATACAATATTTCTTCAAATAGTATTGTACTTGGTATAGCAAATACACGTTTTGAGGAAGCAAAATTAAACCATGCCAAAATGTTGAATATTGATGGTCCACTATTTGACCGCAATATGGGATGGTATGATAGGACGACTTTTGATTCAACACAAGGTGCTGAATTCTCTGATACATCCGAACGGTTTAAGGTGTTCACAACAAGAATGCATTCTGGTCAGTCACTTGCAATTACAAGACCGCCAGTAGTTGTTGAAACTCCATTGATTATGGATACAAAAGTAAACATTGATTATTATACAGACATTGGTGGATTCTTACCAGATAGTCCCTACTTTGAAAAGGCCAATACAGCAAACGGTGAAATACAAGAAAAACAAAATGTAGAAATGATACAATACACAATGCTTGATTTTGGTGATCAAAGTGCAATGATGAAGCCAATATCAACATTAACGTCAGAAAAAGATATTGGATTATATCCAAAGTTTGGAAATTTGAAAATGTCTTGGGACAATCAACCACTTGATATGCCTTGGGAACCATATGGTTCACTGGATGCCGCAAATACAACTGTATTACAGGTTCGAAATCAAAGGTTTGATTCAAATACTGTTTTGAATTGGGGTTCTACATTCGGTGCAAGAAACTACGATAAAATGCCTGATGAACTTTTAAGATATAACAGTTTATTTGATTCAATTGAAGATGTCTTTACATTTGATAAAACAAGAGCCAGGTTCTTAAAGAACGAACAAACTATAATTGCAGATCAAATATTAGTAAGTGAAGCAGACGGAAAGGTTCCTGTCAGATATGGAGGTTCTGAACAGGTGCGCATTCGTGAAAACTTTGGTACTGCTATTGTCGCAACGATTAAAAACTACAGAATAGACCCAAAAAAAAAATTCTTTGATAGCTTAATTTACACATTTGATCGTGATTATAACAAAGCTCAATATAATGAAGAAGGTTGGGATAGCGGACATAGACCAAGTCTCCTTGACTTAGAATGTGTCCACTTATTCTTCGATGCAGATGGTATTGATTTTGGTAGGTTTGATATTCAGTATTATACCCGTGATTTTGCTCCAAAAACTCTTGACAATTCGGCACTCAACTTTACACAAACTGATACTAACTGGGATCGATATGGTTGGCTCTACAAAGATTGTAGTACACGTTACACACCACATCCATATGATGAAAGTGATACAAATATAACACTCAATCTCAAAATGATTTATGAGATTGATGGCTATGGACCACACAATTATGCTGCAGCATTTGACGATGGAGATAACCGATATGGATGGGCACGAACTAAGTTTCCAGGATTTGATAATAGCCGAGGTGCGATCAAACCATACATTGATCCAGAATATGTTATCACAATTGATGGTGGACACACACCATTTGAGCCAACTGCTGGTGATTGTGTAATTGAAATTGATGCCGCACCGTTTAGAGATGTTGAAGCAAAACTTGTTCTTGAACAACCACTAAGATATATTCACGGTCCTTTCTTTGACCGACAAAAAACAGATACAACATTTGACCAAACTTGGGAACCAAAGTTTGATGATATACATTCAGGTCATATACCTCCGTTAATGGCTGAATCTGTACAAGTACTAGTAAATTATAATGATGTGTACGTCTGTGACTACGGATGGATTTATCACCATACAATAGTTGATCGTTATTTGAAAATGAAGATACATCCATTCCTAGACAGAAGAGGTGGATGTCCACCAGATACAACTGAAGGAACAGTTGCCGTAGGTGATTACTACTTCTACAATTTTGACCATGAAGACATGAGTATTGAACTTGAAGATGTAGAAACAATTGTTTATCATGCACCATCAGAAGTCCAAGAAATTATTGAAACAATTCAGACACAAGAAATTGAAGTTGTCACTGAAATTCAATCCTGCAAGCCAATCCGATATACAGATACTATTTCATATTTTGAAAGGTACTTCATTCAAGCTTACATAAATGATGATTGTCCTGGACCAGATCGTTTACAAAGACATGAGTTGTTCTTATGGCCATCAATCATTAATGATGTGAAATTAAACATGAGAGCATATGCATGGCAAGCAATCTATACAGATGAAATAAATTCAAATACAGCAGAAGTGGTTGTAATTACAGATGGATTTGGAGATGTGAAACTTGATTCATATTGGGGTGAACATTATGTACATGTTGACCAACCAATACTTTCAAGGAATTGTGCAATTGCAAGAGAAGATAAAATCAAAACATTCTATTGGACAAAAATTACAGATTGCCATTTGAGAGAACCGATTCGAGATTATACTCGAGACTTGGTATATACAGGCAAAGTAAGTCAAGAAACAATTCAACAACAACTGCAGGCACCGAATACATGGATTGTTGAAGCCAATACATGGCCGACATATACAGCACACCAGCACATTGAAGGTGAATTTGGTCTTCTTGAAAAGTTGACTGAAGTTGAGATGGGAATTCCAATTAATGACCGTTGGAAATATTTGGCACTTGATAATATTATTAGTGAGAAATTCTGGGATATAATTGGAAGAGATATACAGAGAAATGAAATTGTACAAAGCAACCTACAACACATTCCGACAGTTCGTATAAAAGGTTTGACAAAAATACGAAAGAGTGATGAAGTAATAACAAACTCAACTGCAAACATTGTATCATCTTTAATTCGTTTTGCAGATCAAGATGTTGAAATGATGTCTGAATTTACAGAAGAGAATGAAGAAGAAATTATAATTAATATGAAAGACCGTGGTAAGATTATTGATTTGAATGATATTATTGCAGCTAAGTTCTGGAAATATATTCAGCCAAATATGGACAATTATGAAATTACAGATAATCCTTGGGAATATATTCCAACTGTAAAGGCTACTGCTTTCAATGAAATTGAGCAGTATCGTTCAAACAGTATGATGGCTGTTGCTAATCCAGATACAGTTCAAAGTACAAGAATTAAAAAGAAAAAAGCAAACACTTCAAATGCAATTAGTCATACAATGCCACCGGCTAGGGAAGCACCGAGAGTCGATAGCCGTGATGATTTCCATCGATTCATTGAAGCGGAGTTTCGACTTGATGATAATCCAGAATTAGAATATGTGGTAGATCTGAGAGACCGCTGGATGTTATTAGACTTAGATGATATTATTGCACCAAAATTCTTTGAGTTGCTACCTGCACGACCACAAATTTATACCATTTCTGATTATGTTGATGAATATATTCCAACTGTAAGAGCAGTTGCATTTAATGAAATTGAACAATATCGCAATAATGTGATGACTGCAACATATGAATCAATGACAACAGTACCATTTACTCAATCAGTTGAAACTATACAAACAACTGATGAAGAAAATGAAATTGAATATGTAATTGATATTTTAGATAGAAATAAAGCTATTGATCCAAATAAAATTATTGCTGCAAAATATTATGACTATATCTATGAGAATATGATGAGATATCCAATTTTAGATTATGTGCTTGATCGTATTCCAGTTGTGACTGTTGACAGTAGACCATCAATTCGTGTAAAGAATGAGCATAAGTATAATTTGCAGGCAAATCTATTCTTTGCAACAACACTCACCGGTGAGAACCTACACCAAGAGATTGATGTATCTCATGATACAGATGAAGATAATGAAGTTGAATATGTAATTAACATGTTTGACCGATGGCGCACAATACCTCTTACAGAAAAGCCTGTTGAAGGTCGTTGGGAAAATTGGGTTATAACTAAAAAATCTTTGATCTATCCTATTGTTGAAGATGGTGGTGGTTATATGCCAACCGTAAGAGTTGATCCATTGCCATCAATTGTGCCAACAAGAGAAGAGAAACACGACCTTCAAAACAATACATTTCCGTATACTGTAATGACAGGAGATTTCTTATCTTCTGTAGTTGAAATGAAGCAAATAGTTGATGAACATACTGAACTTGAACATGTAGTAACATTGTGGGCTGACTATACAATCAATCTTACAGATAGTATTGGTCCTTGGTATGATGAAGTAATCACTGAAGCACTTCTTGAAACGAAACTAAGAGACCAATATTATACTGCACACACTCCGAAATTTAAAACACTTCCTGAAATTGAAGTTGTTTATGAACATAATGCAAATTTAGAATACTTTACAACATCAACAATGTATGATGAAGCAACATTCAATGATGTGACTGGTGAAGTTAAACTTGAAGGTGAACATGAAAGAAACATTCATATACCTGATCGGCATCGCTTAGTTAACATGAATGACCGTATACCTCATTATCTTGCGGCTGAATATCTTCATGATAGTGTTTGGTTTGATTTAGATAAAGAGATTACTTGGTATGATGGATATGCAATGCCAAGAATGACAATTGACAGTAGACCATCAATTGAATCGTTACGAACATATCATCATGACATTCAATCGAATACATTCCTGTTTGAAACAACAACACATGATTCATATATTGAACAATCGTTTGAAACTACACCAATTAATGATATTGAGTTTGAGAATAAGATTGTACAACGAGCGCCATATTTTGATTTGACAAGACCAATTCCAGTCAATCAATGGTTTGGTATGGGATTTGCTCAAGAAATTACTGATGAATGGACTAAGTTAAAGTTGACTGATTGGATTGGAGATAAAGCAATCTTTGGTGCAGTTGATCCAGAAGTTTATATTGTAAATGCAAATACAGTGAACATGGCACCAGTATATGATTATGTTTATACTGCACTTGAAGAACAAGCTTTATTTATGAATATGGGTCCAACAACCGAATATCAAGAATTGAATAATGATGTATTCATGTATAATGATAGTAAAACTTTTGGTATGGAAAGACAAACAAAATCATGGTTTAAAGATTGGGTACTTGCTGATTATTTGAATCATCGTCTACGTCCAAATGCAACAATACCAACAGTTGCACCAGGACCTCTATCAAATTATGAAGCGGAACAAAGACTTGTCAACCGACCAATGCATTCGGCATATGGTCCTCAACAATGGGTACAGGATCGATGGACATTTAAAGTTTCTACAGATCCGCAAACAGTTACATCCTATACAGAGTTCACTTTAGATGCATTTGCTGAGAGTGAAATGATCTTTAAAGAAACATATATCCGTGCCGAAACATTGATTGAAGCAGAAATGCTACCAGATGCATTTGATGAAAATGGAGATAAGATTTCAAGAATTCAACTTGATGAACAAAGATTGATTATGTTCTATCCTGTTGGTATTGAAAAGTTTGGTAAAAACAAAAATCAATTAACTTGGAAGATGTCAGCAAATGATTGGGTATCCGAATACATGACAAAACCAATTGAAGAATTTGCACATGTTCCTGTTGATGTATTTGACATGGCTGATATTCGAACTGAAAGTGAAATCTACTCTCAAATGCCAAATGCGAACACTGTTTCTGGTAATACATGTTTTACAAAACTTGATGAACAAAAATTATCAATGGAATATGTTGCAGAAGGTTCGCCATTTGCAAACTCAATTACATTCCATAATTCTTATGGTTCACAAAGACTTGGTGTTTACTATCCAAAAGATGCCTGTCTGCCTTTAAGGTCTCGCTCCGAAGCTTTCAATCAATATATAAAAGCATCAAATGTCAAGCTTCAGGGAGTTGATGCATTATTACCATTGATTGATGATGAATCAGTAAATGCGTTTTCTCAAGATCCAGGTAATACTCATGGAGGTAACACTTCAACAACTGTTTACAATAAAGACTTATTTTTTGATAAATCTGGTCCAGCATATTTGCTTGATAAAAATCGAAACTTTTTCACTGAGTTAAATGATTTAACAGCAAACACTGCAAATAATGGACCTCAAGCAAATCGTACAATTGAAATGGCGTCATTTGAAAGGTATGAATTTCGAATCACTGATATTGCCAACACACATGCTAATGGAGTATTTGCTTTAGGTTTAGCAGATGTATATGAAAAGAACCGTGCATCTTCGGCTAACTTAATTTTTGGTGATGCGAATTCAACATATATGGTTGACGGAGTTAAATATACAAATTGGAATGATTATGAAGCAGACTTTGCAAATGGTTCAAATGCAGTAATTACATTCCATCCAACAATTGACTTCCTACATACAAAAGGATTGAATGCAAATACCGCAAATGGAGATACTTGGGAAAAGAGATCAGGTGTTTGGAATACAGCCGGATGCGATATAAAAACTGGTAATACTGTTGCGAATACATTCGAAATATTCTATTTTACAACAGCAAATAATGAAATCTTTAGTGCAGGAGGAATTATCAGGATTTACGAACTAAATATGTTAGAGGCTTATGATTTTACTATAAATAAAAAAGAGTACTTAGATAACATAAGAACACTACCAGAAATAAATGATTATATAAGTTCTGATTGTATTGCGTGAGTAATTTAAAGTTAATTAACAAAGGAGAACCCAAATGCCAGCATTAGTGCATACCACATTTCGTGTTAGTAATGCTAAACAATTTCGTGAAAGTTTTGAAGAAAAGAAAGAAAACGGAATTGGTGGATATGTTCCGGCTAACTTGTATTCATTCAACGTTGCCAACAACCAAATGGAACTAACTTCACCAACAGTTACAAAAGCAGATATTGATAGTATTCCAACATATGCTCTTGACGATCAAATCTTTTTGTTCATCGGTAGAGTTGGAAAATGGTCACAATTTGACCATGCTGCATATGAAGTAGATGGTACAATTGATCCAAACTATAATGAGAACAACCCTCCTCCCCCAGTAGATAGTCCAAAAGACTCTCACTTCAATCATTGGGATGATATGATTGCAGCAAAGAAAGTGGCTGCGTCTGAGGTTTCTCATGTAATCAAAAGAGAAAGAGCAGATGAAATTCGTGCTGGTGTAAGAAACTGGAAAGCCGGTTTGAGTTATGACGAATACGATAGCCGTGATCCATTCATGTTTGATGATGATATGTTAATTCATACCACGAATGAAAAATTCCGTGTTTATAAATGTATCAAAAGAGGTATCGGTAAATTCACAAGAATTGATAACGTACCTGGTGTCTTGGCTGATAACATGGGTCCTGTTGCAACCAATACAATCTTCATGTGGAACTACCAGTCAACAAGAGAGCCATTGTTGAGAGATATTTCTTGTGATGATCCAAATGGTAAGTGGACAGAAAACTTCATGTATACTGGTGGTGCAAATCCAGATGATGCCTACAATGATGGCTATCAGTGGAAGTACTACTACACTATCGATGCAGGACAAGCATTGAAGTTTGTAACAACTTCTTATATTCCTGTAAAGAGATTGCGTAAAGAAAATGGTGATATTATTGATGATTCTTCTGACCAATTTGTTGTAGAAGAAGCTTCGATTCCAGGAGCGATTCTTAATGTTGTTACATTGAAGAAAGAAGAAAATGGTTATGATTCAACTGGACAAAGATATGGATATGATCCAATTGGTGGTGATGGTTATTTCCAAATTGGTGCCAAAAATGTTCGAATTGAATATAATTCAGCGCCTGCAGCAAATACAATGGTCTTTAAGATCCCAGTTGGTGAAGTTAAGGCTTTGCTTGCTCATACGGCTGGTACTCCAGGGATGATGGACAACGCACCAATGTGGCCGAATCCAGAAGTTGCGCAACTCAATGCTGGTTTTGATCCTACATACGAAGGTTATAATATGTTTGATATTGTCACTGCTGGACAACCTGCTGAACAATGGATTAAAAATGCTGGAGGAGGAGTAAACGCATTTGAGGATGACGGTACAAACAATCCTGCAATGAATCCTCTACAAGGATATGGTGTTGTCATTCAAAGCTTTGCTGCGGGAACAACATCTCCATTAGATACTGAGGAATTTAAACGATATGTATATCCAATTGATCCTAACGTTGGTGTAACTAACTTTGACGGGGCTCATTATAATTTATCAATTAAACAAGACTTCTTGGATAAAATTGCACATAATCAAGCATCATTGAATATGCCAGCAGATATTTTTGGACTTCCTGCAGGTAATCTTACAGAATCTGATGGTGCAGCATCCAATGGTTGTGCAATTTCAGTTCATCCAATTGTAAATATTGAAGCAAACTTCCAGAGTTCAACTGAATCTGATCCAATTGATGCGTTCCAAGCATATGCAATTGTTGAACCAATGATTGTTGATCCTACTGTACTTACACCTAAGTATGCTCAAACACAACCAGGAAGAATTATTGATGTATTCGTTCAACACCCAGGTAGATACCACTACCGAGTTGACAAAACATATGTTGCAAATAATCAGTTGACCGGTGCTGTTGCGGGTGCCGCAAATAGCGCAACTGTTTGGGCATCAATTCCTCCTGTCGGTGGACATGGATGGGATCCCGTAGAAGAACTTGGTGGATTCAACGTCATGATTAATGCTCGTTTTGAAGGTGATGAAGCAGACGAATTCACTGTAAAGAACGAATTCCGAAAGATTGGTATTCTCAAGAATCCTCTCAAGTACGAAGCAGCAAGTGACTTGAATCAATTGTGGGTATCTCCTCTTGGTTACACTGAATTGTTCAGAGAGTATAAAACTGATCAATGTTACAGAATCTTCCTTGATGGAAATCCTACAGTAGGTTATACTACAGGATCAGGTCCGTTGAGATTTGAGCCTGATATGGATATTGAATTCAGAAATGCAAATGGTCAGCCTTTGACTGGTGTAACTGGTAAAACATATGCATGGGATGAAGTTATTGCAACTGCAAGAGTAGTTGATCATGATGATGTACAACATCGTGTTCGTGTAATTAAGCCACGAAAAGATTGGGGTACTATTCTAAGAGGTGGTAACTTCCAACTCGTTTCGAAAACCAACCACTCTGTTAAGCATGAACCAGTAGCTGGTAATACTGTGAATACATATATTCCAGAAACTCCAGGAATGAAACCATTCTCTGGTAAAATTCTATACATTGAAAACAGAAGTATGGTTTCTCGTTCTGAGAATCAAACTGAAGACTTGAAGATTAGTATCCAGTTCTAAGAACTTAATACTAAAAAGAAGAGAGCCGGGTTTAAACGCCCGGCTTTTTTTTTGGCTTAAAATGTGGAGAGTTTGAAATTTGAAACAGTTCTTCCGATGAGATAATCCATAGTTGATGAGCTACCAGCCCAACATCGTCCTGTCACTTCCGCTTGCATCCAATTAACTTGTCGGTTCCAATGCTTGCCATCGTAACCTATATTACGAGAACACCAATCACTATAGACACTGCTACTTCCACCAGTTCTTTGATCATTTACTGAAATCGAACCATCATTTGATATATTAGCCAATGACACTCTTGCAGCCAAAGAATTGTAACGATTGTAGGCTCTTGTGTGTTCGTCATTTGGCCTTCTAGGTACAAGTGATTGATGGCCGTATGTACTCAATGATGCTTGTTGAAGATAGCCAATTATATTATGATTAACCCAACTTTCTGGCCATATCATATTGTTATGTTTATAAACATATGGAGTACAATACAAGTCTCTTTTGAATATATTTGTTCCTGACAAGTTTCCTAATTGAACCTTTGCATTATGTCCTGTATATCCAAAAGTCATGGGTGGCTTTGTATACAAAACAACATCAACTAAACCTGTAACGCCATTTGCCAGATATATGTACTTTGTCTGACTAAGTGTTACTCTTTGTCCCCATGGTATTGTACCTGTACGAGGTCTAACAATAAGATCACTTTTAAACGTATAATCCAAATCTTCAACTACAATACCACCAACACCTGAACCTAACGAATAAAAAGTAAAATGAGTTCCATAATTATTTTCAATGTGTGGAGCAGGTGCAGATATTGATTTATATATTGCGCTATCTTGATTATTCGCCATATATCCCATGTCAAAAAGCTCACCAAGATAACCATTAGGATCTTGTGTTATTAGAAAACGAGTACCATTTGTTTGCCATGCTGCTCGGCTCATGTCAATAATATTACCGCTTCCATTATTAACACTTGTTTGATTTATAGGAAGGTTCCAACATTTCGCTTGACACCATATACCATCTATCGTTATGTCCCATTGGGCATTGATTTTAGTTATTGGTGTTTTTAACCAGTTTAAAGTATCTGGTTCAAGTAATGTTTGTTTGTTGACCAAACCTTTATCAATTAATATACCATCAAAAGGTGGTACAGAACTTGCACCATAAAAATCTTTAATACCTATTCTACCACTTGTAGGTATACCAGTACTAGCTCCATAATATGCCTTTAAATTTGGATCAGTTCTTGAATATTCTGTTTGTATATCACTTAAAGCAATTTGACCCGATGTTTGTAGTGTCATTTGTTTTTAAGTTCATCAATTTCTTGTTTAAGTTCTTGAATGGCTTTGAGCAAAAGCACAGAAAGTTTAGGATAATCAACAGTTAAATAATTTTTACCTGATACTGACACACCTTCGCCATTATCATCTACTGGTGCAAGTCTCACTAACTCTGGCATGACTTTTTCAAGTTGTTGTGCGCTAACACCAATATGGCTATTTGTATCAAACCCTAAATCATTTGCTGTTGAATTATATGAAAAGGCAAATGTATCAAGGTTTGAAATTTTATCAAGTGCATTTTCAATTGGACTCAATACTGTTTTAAGTCGATCATCAGATGCTGCAGCAAGAATATCTCCTGTCATTGATTTAATATCACCATCGGCTGTGATGGTTGATGCATTAGTAATTTGATTAGACAACATGTTAAGTCCGCTTGCACCTATTGTACAAGTCAAATCACCACCAGCAAAGATACCAATATGTGCGGGTGATACAGTTTGGTCGGAAGGTGTTCGTGCTTTTTCGCTAAGTAAAATTCCATTGCTAAGATAATTTCTTGTTGTAATATCTTCAATGGCATGTGCATACATCCAAGGTGCAGCAATATTAACTGAATCTGGTATTAGACCACCAAGAGCAGGTAATGAATGTTCATGAGCTACTGATGGTCCAAGACCAATACCTGAATTGTCAAGTCCTGTTTCACCAGATATAGCATCATTTGGATAACCTACACTTGTTTTTGGACCAAGAAGAATACTTCGATTATGTTCAATACCATCAAATGGTGGTGTAGTTAAACTAATTAAGCTTCCATCAAAATCAACATAGAACAATAAGTTTGTTAGACGATCAC